GTACTCTCTTCATCATCATCACGTTGCCAAGACACCATTTCTTGTATAACACTTTTATCCAATCCACATCTTATTCTTTTTGTTTCTTTATCAAAAACAAAATGTGATTTTAAATAATAGCATTCTTCCAATAAACAATGTTCGACCAATGGTTGATCCTTCTTAGATGAAGTATACTCTATGTTATGTCCTCTCATAAAATCTCTTAGAATGTGTCCATTCCAATAATTCTTTAAAAGTTTTGAAAAACCAATTAAATGGTCATCTCCATGAGCATACATCTTCATATTTGATTTGAAGAAATCAACTGTGTGATAGCCTTGTGGTAACACATCTAACATACTCATAACTACATACATACGATTAACAAAACTGTTAAAAGATGTAGTTAGTCGAGATCCAGATGGATTACCCTTCTGCTTCAAATATACCTTATCTAAGATAAATATAGGCGCAAAGCAACAACCTTGTACCAATAAATTTCTGTGATTCGTATATTTATCGTTGTAGAAAGAATTAACTAATCTAGCATAATATTCAAAGAATTCTGGTCTAATAGTACCATCAAAACCTTTATAATCTCCATCAAGATGGAAATCAAATCTTTTTAGTTCTTGATAAATACTATCCCAGTTATTGCTATAAATATTAATACCAACAGTAGTTCCTATTTCTCGTGCGTATTTAGTTTCAAAATTTATAAATGAATCAAAATAACGTCTCATCAAAATAGTATACTCAACAGGAAAATTCATAAATGTTCTTGTTTTGCCTATTGGTATTTTTGCTAATGGAACTCTTTCATCTTTGAGTGTCGTCGTTAATGTGTAAGGAAACATTGTGTTCTTATCTAATAAATTCTCGAAAGTATTTAATTTGTCTCCTAATTCTTGTCGTATGGCATAGACACCATTTTTATTGTCTATAAGATCTCTTTTTGTCTTTCTAGTACAATTCCATGGATAACCAGCAGATGTACGTAAGTCCAATTTCTCAAGATATGGTGTGTGTGTGCTATTGATAGCATCATTATGAGAATAAACCTCAAATGTTTCCACATTTAAATCTGAGTAAAAAGATTTTACAATTCTAAAAGCAGCGTCTAATTTCGAATACTTAAATGGTTCTATTCTCTCTCCAAATCTAACTACAGATTTTAAGATTGGTGATACAACCTCTTGAAGTCGCGGGTCGGATGGTTTTAAAATAGCAGGTTCTGTAGTATGTGGTTGTAATACTTCATAAAATGGTCCTTTTCTAATCTCAGTTGTACTAGTTTGAAATGGAGCCGTTTTACTTTTACCAAGAAATATGAAACCTTCATCAAAATCTGATGTAGCATCAAAATATTCTTCGTCATCAAAAACTGCATCTGTTGCAAATCCTTGAGTTTTACGACTAAAATAATCTTTAGCATTTTGTACAAATAATGTATCTAAAATCTCGGCATTTCCAGTGTAAGCATCTCCTGCAACATGCATACCAGCTATTAAAACTTTATCTCTAAAATTTACAACTAATATGGATCCACAGTTACCTTGTACAGTTTTGGCGTTATACTGCCAAATTTCTGAACCTTCATACTTACCTCCAAAAGGATCACTATACGGTGCGTCTCTAATATATGCATTAACTCCAAAAATTAATGGGAAATTTTCATTTGTAGGGAAAACTAATACTCCTTCTTCTCCAGAAGTATTAATTTTAACATTTTCATTTAAAAGTAAATGTTCCACAGATTTTGAAAAAGGTATTTTATTGCACGTATTGTAACATGCTAGATCTCTCTTTTCATCTGTAAACAAATCTTCACTTCTAAAC